AACACATAGGGCTATGGAACAGGCAGACGATTCTCACACCTTATACCGTCTTCAGGGGCAGGCCAATGCCCTACGTAAACTAAAGCAGCTTAGGGACTACGTAAATGGCGGGGAATAAAACTACGCCTAAGTCACCAGTTGATACAGGTAATAAAACAATTTCTGGTAGAACTATCTGGAATGATCCAGAGACAGGGAAAGATTACTCTGAACGTTCTACAACATTTGAGATTGATGGTAAGTATTACACGATGCCAACTGTGGCTAAAAATGGTGGGCAATACACTAGTGATACAATAAGAGACTATGTTAAAGAAAACGGACCTATAGACTACATTACTGGTGAAAAACTTCCAGAGTTTAGAAATAGGGAAGATGCTATAGAGTACGCTATAAGCAGATCAAGCACTAGGAAAAAACCAAAGGCAGGTATGTCAGAAGGTGGCTCAGTCGAAGATCAAACAGAAGAAGGCTTTGGTCTAGACGCTCTAGTTGGACTGGATAAACCTGTAAACCGTGTTGGGGGACTATCAAAAAAGAACGCACCTAAGCCAGTTAATGCACCAGTAGGCAGACAGTCAATGCTACTGACTGCAGAAGACAGAAGCACCCTAGCTGATCTTACACCTATTGTGGGGGATCTTAAAGGAGCCTACGAAACAGTAGATATGATTGCTGTTGAGTTAGCTAAAGAAGAACCTAACTACTATGCCATAGGTGCTATGGGTGGTATAGGTGTAGCTGCTGCTATAGTTGGTTTATTTCCTGGCTTAGGTGATGCAGGTGCTAAGGCTATGAGAGAAGGAGCCAAGTCTCTCGGTGACGTAGCTAAACGTATAGAGGTTGACACTAGCTCAATGGGTTCTGGACTAGGTAATGTTAGTTTACAACCAAAAAATAAAAAAGAACTACCCCCTGCTGAGAACTCTGCTAAAACTCAAATAGCTGGTACTTTACCTACTTATAAAAAAGCAGACACTCTCTTAACTGAATTAGCTGGTGAAGGTAAAACTTTAGATTTTGGTGCTGGTTTAGGTTTATCTAAAAAAGAATTAGGATTTGATACGTATGAACCCTTTCCTAAAGGGGACTTTAATCCAGACTTTGTTTCACCTACAGATATACCAGACAACACATACAAAAAAGTAACAAACTTAAATGTACTCAATGTGGTTCCTCGTAGCACAAGGGATAACATTGTAAAGGACATAGGTCGTATTTTAAAGCCAGACGGTAGGGCTGTCATAACTACAAGGGGTAGGGATGTATTAAGTGCCAAGGGTACAAGCGGCCCAGAGCCTATGTCTATCATTACATCAATGGACACATACCAAAAAGGTTTTACTCAACCTGAGCTTAGGTCTTATATAACAGACACACTAGGAGAAGGTTTTGAGGTTACAAATAATAAATTGGGTGCAGCTGGTGTAACAGTGCATAAACTAAATACAAAAAACTTCAATGAAGGTGGAGCAGTCAATATGGACAACCAAATGAGAATGTTTGAAGAAGGAGGTATCGCTGACGATGGTATGACACGTGATCCAGTATCAGGTAACGAAGTACCCCCAGGTTCTTTAGCTAGAGAAGTACGGGACGATGTTCCTGCCCAGTTGTCTGACGGTGAATACGTAGTACCTGCTGACGTTGTACGTTTCTTTGGGGTTCGTGTCTTTGAAGAAATGCGTATGGAAGCAAAAATGGGCTTGCAACAGATGGAGCAAGATGGTAGAATTGGTGGAGAGCCGACTAATAGTACTGCCTCACAGTCTGGAGAAAAACCTCTTTCCCCAGAAGAGCAAGAACTATTACAAGAAATTATGTCAATGGATCAGTCCCAACCACAACAACAACAACCACCACAAACTATGGCTAATGGTGGTGTTATTAAGGCTGCATACGGTACTTCTGTAGGTGATGGAAGTGCTATAACAGAAGACATTGCAGTTACAACTCGTGATACTACAGACGACAAAAAATCAGGTATGAGATCTTTTTTCTACATACATCCTGATGGAAGAAGAATAAGAGTTCTTACACTTAACGGTAACCCAGTCGGAAATGTTCCAGACGACTTCTCTGAATTTGTTACAGATACACCTGAAAATAGAGTTACAATTAATTTTAAAACAACAGTTGATACCCCATCAGTCGGAACAGCTGGAGGTTCAGGCACTGGTAGTAAAAGTGGTGGTAGCGGATTTGGTAAAAATAGTGTTGCTGTAGGAGAATCTTATATAAAAGCAAATGGTGAGACAGCTACAAGAATGCCTGATGAGTACTATATGGGTGGAGGTGATTCTGACCAAAATAGAGCATTAGAATCTTTAGGTGAAGCAGAATTTAAAGCTCCAACATTTGATAGTATTGGTATTAATGGTTTAAACCCGCTTCAAGGTGCTATGGATGCTTTAGCAAATACTAGACAATCTACATCTGAAGAATTTTTAACGACTGGTCTTGGTATTATTGGAACTGGCGTTAGAGGTATAACTCAATCAACAGGTATATCTATAGCTCACGCTAATGCTTTATATGCTACGCAGAATGGTATGCCTGAAGTAGCTGCAGAAATAAACGCAGCAATACAAAATTTTGTAGACGACGAAAGTATTCTTGCCGCTGACCTTATTACAGACATTGCATCAGGATTTGTTAGACCAGGACAAAATCTTCTGGATAAGTACAATGATCTAGGTGGCGTTAATGCACAAAAAGAAGAAGAAGACGGTGCTGGAGTAGGGAAAGGAACTACCTCAACGGCTGCTGATCCTACTGGTGGTGGTAGTATTGATTCTGGAAAAGTTGCTGATAAAAACAGAGAAGCAGCTGCAAAAAAAGCAGCTGCAAAAAAAGCAACAGCTGCTGCTGTAGCAAGTGTAGCCGCAAACCCAAATACAACGAGTGAGGTGGGCTATGATTATATACCACAAGCAGTCACAAATAACGCAAACAAACCCAATGCAGACCCAGTCAAGGAGGAACAAACCAAAGCGGGTCAAAAAGCGGGTAAAGGTTATGTAGGTGGTTATGGCTTTCAAAAAGGTGGCTTAATGCAAAAGAAGAAGAAATAACTATACTACTCCGACAACAACAATAAGGCTACCCAGCTAAGGCTGGCCCCACATAAAGGAACTACTATGGCAGAACTACAAGCAGTGGAAACTCCACGCTCAGCAGGATTCGTTGATCCTAATTTCAGTAACGCAAACAAGCGCCGCATCCAAGAGCAGGAAGAAGAGCTTAAAGAATTGATGGGTGAGGAAGAAGAAGAAGATCTTCCCATAGCCGCTAAGTCTAAGGACGCTGAAGAAGGTGATGAGAAACTCTCAAGTGAAGAGAAGACCTACAAGAAACGTTACAGTGACTTACGTAGCCACCAGAACAAACAAGCTGAAGAGCTTAAGGCTATCAAGGCTCAGCTAGATAATGCACAAGAGCGTGGCGACATTCGCCCTCCTAAGTCTGATGAAGACATAGAAGCATGGTCACGTGAGTATCCTGATGTAGCTGCTATTGTAGAACGTATTGCAGAGAAGAAAGCACAAGAGAAGTTTTCTGGTGCAGAAAGTCGCTTACAAGAGATTGACCGCATTAGTGCTGAGTCTGACCGCAATAGGATGGAAGAAGAGATTAGGGCTATGCACCCTGACTTTGATGAATTACGTTCTAGTGATGGCTTCCATGACTGGGCAGGAGAACAACCTAAGTGGGTACAGAATGCTCTATATGAGAATGCTGAAGACCCTGCCTCTGTTACTCGTGTAATTGATTTATACAAAGTAGACAAAGGTTTAGATACTAAAACTAGAAAGAAGACATCCAAGTCTGCAGCCTCTGCTGTTGTAACTAAGCGTACAACTAGGCCAGATCAAAGTGATTCTTCTGGTAACTTCTCTGAGTCGCAAGTACATAAGATGACTGCTGCTCAGTATGATAAACAATCAGATGCTATTATGGAAGCAATCCGTTCTGGAAAGTTTGACTACGATATGACAGGCGGAGCACGATAATAGTAAATAAGGCATTGACATCTATAGTGTACCTAGTATAACTATAGGTGTCTCTACATTAAGTGTAAGCCTCTCGTAAGAAAGACTACCTTGCACTTAAGACAACACTACCTCGCTAAGTCTAAACACACCAATTATATAAGACCCACCTAAATAAGTATAGGCCCGTATAACCTGAGTTACATAACTGATCCTTATGACTCATACTTATATGCACCCTAAAACATTTAGCCTCTTATCCGGTTAGTTTAGCTTATTAATCATAAGCCAAACACCTAATGGAGGATTTATCCCATGGCTTTTACAACCGCAACAGGTTACGGCAATTTACCAAATGGTAACTTTAGCCCCGTAATCTATTCTAAAAAAGTACAGCTTGCTTTCCGCAAGAGCACAGTAGCTGGCGACATTACTAACTCCGACTACATGGGAGAAATCGCCAGTCAGGGAGATACCGTAAAAATTATCAAAGAACCTGAAATTTCTGTCTCGCAGTATGCACGTGGTACAAATGTCACAGCACAAGATTTAGAGGATGCTGATTTTTCCTTAGTCATTGATAAGGCTAACTATTTTGCCTTTAAGATGGACGATATTGAAGAGGCACACAGCCACGTCAATTTCATGGATCTTGCAACAAACCGTGCTGCCTATCGTCTGGCTGACAACCATGACCAAGAAGTTCTTGGCTACATGGCTGGCTACGCACAAGCTGCTAACCACAGCAAAGCTAGTGCTCTGAACACAGCTGTTAATGGTACTAAGGCTGTATCAACTGCAGGTGCTAATGAGTTGCTTTCTTCTATGCAGCTTCACAAAGGCGACTTTGGTAACATCACTACTGCCTCTGCTGGCACTCACTCAATTCCTGTGACTGCACGTATGCCCGGTGCTACTTCCTTGCCAACAGCTACTGTTTCTCCTGCTATGATTATCTCACGCATGAAGCGTTTGCTTGATCAGCAACAGGTAGACTCACAAGGTAGATGGCTTGTAGTCGATCCAGTATTCATGGAAATCCTCGCTGATGAAGATTCCCGCTTTATGAATGCTGACTTTGGTGAATCAGGTGGGTTGCGTAATGGCTTGTCCCTTAACAACTTCCACGGCTTCCGTGTATACTCCTCATCCAATTTGCCAGCACTAGGCACAGGATCAGGTACATCAGGTACAGCTAATCAGCTGACTAACTTTGGTGTTATCATAGCTGGCCATGATTCTGCTGTAGCAACTGCTGAGCAAATCAACAAGACAGAAACATATCGTGACCCTGACAGCTTTGCTGACATTGTTCGTGGTATGCATTTATACGGCAGGAAGATTCTTCGTCCAGAAGCAATCGTAACTGCTCGTTATAACGCAGCATAGGGGAGATATAAACTATGGCTACTTTTGATATGACTTCCAGTGCTACTGCTGGTGTTGGGGCAAACGTTCTTGCTGTTCCAACAGTAGTTGGTAATGCTGTACGAACCATTGAAGCAATCTTAGATATTGATGCTATGATTGCTGCAGGTGCTACCATTGCTAATGGTGACATCTTTCAACTACTTGAAATCCCCGCTGAATCAGTAATGCTTGCTGGCGGTGCGGAAATCATGAAGTCTTTTACTGCAAGTTGTACTTGTAATATTGACTTCGCTGGTGGAGATGACATTGTTGACGGTGCTGCTTTGGATGCTGCTGCTGGTACATACCTTGTACTTGGTACTAACGGCGAAGCTAACATTGTAAACACTGGTGCTGCATCTACTTATGCTGCTGCTGCATTAGCT